GATACTGTTGCAGGAACAGGTGTGCAATTAAGTGGCGCTAGAGTAGAAGCCTTGCTTGATGTTGTGGATTTTCCAACATCACAGCGAGTAGTAGATTCAGGAAATAGCACCTTACAGGCTGATCCTGGAACATCTAATAGAAATTTATTAGACGCCATTCAATTAGTTGAATCATCAGAATTTGGCGGATTTTTTCTTGATGCCGAAGGTAACGCTACCTTTTTATCAAGAGATACTGTTAGTAAAAAGGCTGATGAAACCCCAACTGTTTTTGCAGATGATGGCTCAGCCATTACCTACAATCAAATTGAGTTTGCTAACGATGATACTTTGCTAGTAAATGATGTAACAGTTACTCGCCTAAATGGAACTAGCCAAAATACATTCGATCAAACTTCGATAGATACCTTCTTTTTGCACTCAGGCAAGCGTGATGGAATCTTAGTTCAAACTGATGCCGAGGCTTTAGATCAAGCGCAAACCCTACTAGTAGCCCGAAAAGATACTACTGATCGTATTGATTCAATGACTATAAACCTTGATGATGCGGCTGCTACCTCTAAAATTGTTGCAGGACTAAACCTAGAAATCTTTGATTTAGTCAATGTAACAAAAACAGTTCCTGGGGGTTCTACAATCACCAAAGAACTATTTGTGCAAGGCCTTCAACACGATATAACCAACAATATATTTACCACAAAAATACTAACCGCAGAACCCCTAATCCAAGCCTTTATCCTAGATAGCACTACCTCACAGGGTAAACTAGGTTCTGGTATTCTAAGTTATTAATTAAGGAGCAAAATGGCAAAACAAACCTTCACCACTGGGCAGGTTCTTACCGCAGCCCAAATGACTACCCTGCAACAGACAGCAATGCTAGGCGGTGCAGCCAGCGCGAAAGTTGCATCTTATGTATTAGTTGCCGCTGATGCTGGCGATGCAATAACAATGAATAATGCTGGTGCAACAACAATTACTGTTAATACAGGATTGTTTGCAGCGGGTGATATTGTAACAATTATTAATCTTGGCGCTGGAGCAACAACTATTACTGCTGGTACTGCAACAGTTACAACATCAGGATCATTAGTTTTAGCAACAAATCAAGGTGGAGTTTTGCGATTTACTAGCGCTAGCGCTGCTATCTTTTTCCAATTTGCAACCCCTGCCTCTGGTGATATTGAAGGCGTAACCGCTGGAGCAGGTTTATCAGGTGGCGGAACCTCTGGAACTGTTACTTTAAATATTAATACTCCTGTTGTTGCGAAAACTGCTAACTATACAATTGCAAGCGGTGATGAGGGTAAATTATTCACAATGAACTCTGCTTCCGCTACAAACTTTTCAATTCCAACTGATGCAACATTTGATTTTGCGATAGGAACAACTATTAACTTTGTTTGGATTACTGGCGCAGGTCAGCCAAGTATTGCAGCCGTTACCCCAGGAACAACTACAATTATTTCAACAGGTGCTTCCTCAGTTGCTCCTAAATTAAGAGTAGCCAACTCAGCCGCAACTTGCCTTAAACTAGCAGCAAATTCTTGGTTGGTTACAGGAGATATTGCCTAATGCCAATCTTGGGGATAATTGCTTCATCAAGATTAACGGCCGCGCCAACCTCTTATGAATCTATCTCAACTGTAACTGTTGGCTCAGGCGGTGCGGCTAATATAGAATTTACTTCAATACCTGCTACCTATAGCCATTTACAAATTAGAGGTATTGTTAAATCAAATGATACGGCAGATGATAGGCAACCTGTAAAAGCCATTTTTAATTCAGATACCGGTAATAATTTTTCAAGGCATTTACTTTTTGGTAATGGGTCATCTGCCACATATGATGATGGTACTTCTACAACTTCAAGACTTGGCGCATCTGTTATTTCAAATTTTGGAAGTTACGCTAATATGTTTACAGCATATATTATAGATATTTTAGATTATGCTGATACAAATAAATATACAACAGTAAAAGTTTTAGGTGGATTTAATACAAATGACGCAACTGCTAGTAATTTTTCACAAATTGCTTTAGGCAGTTTTGCTTGGTTAAATACTGCCGCTATTACTTCTATACAATTGCAACCATTTAATAATAACTTTGTTCAATATTCCCAATTTGCTTTATACGGGATTAAGGGGTCATAATGACAGCCACATACGAAAAGATAGCAACTACTACTTTAGGCAGTAGCCAAGCATCTATAGATTTTACTTCTATTAGCGGTTCATACACAGATTTAGTTATTATTGGTTCTATTAAAACTGCTACATTAACGAACCCTGCTTGTTATGTTAGGTTTAATAATGATACTGGTAGTAATTACTCTGTAACTAGTTTATATGGTAATGGTTCTAGTGCTGGTTCTACAAAATTTAATAGTCAAACATTTATTAGATATAACTATGTTACAGACCCAAACACTACAAACTTTGCACCTGTGATTATGAACATTAACAATTATTCTAATGCAACAACATATAAAACGGCTTTAACTAAATTTGGATTAGCCTCTATTGGATTAGATTATACTGTTGGATTATGGCGTAGCACCTCTGCTATAAATAGAGTTACTTTTACTTTAGAGAGTGCTACCAATTTTGCATCTGGCTGTATTTTTACCATCTATGGAATAAAGGCGGAATAATGGCTACATATACTTTGATTTCTAGTGTTATCGTAGGTAGTGGTGGTGCTGCTAATATAGAGTTTACTAGCATACCTGCTACATATACTGATTTATTATTAAAAGTAAGTCCAAGAATAAGTAGCACAAATGGTACAGTTTATGTTGATTACAATAGTAGTACTTCTAATCAATCTTGGAATAGGTTATATAATTCATCAGGTTCTGTTGGTGCAGATACCGGTAGTAGACAATATATTACTGCTGTTACAAGTGATTATACTGCAAACACTTTTGGTAGTACTGAAATATACATACCAAATTATGCTAGTAGCAATAATAAAAGTTCTTTAGTAGATACAGTTCAAGAAAATAATTCTTCAACTAATCTCCAGGCTTTGGTTGCCAATCTTTGGTCAAACTCTGCCGCTATAACTGCTATTCGCATAGTTCCTTTTAGTGGAACTTTTGTTCAATACTCAACCGCTTATCTATATGGAATATCCAACGCATAACGAAAGGAAAAACAATGACAACTAAACTAATCGTAGACTGCTCTACTGGAGTTACTACTGAGGTTGAACTAACCGCAGAGGAAATCGCAGAGCGTGAGGCTATGGCTGCAGAGTATGCAGTACAAAAGGCTCAAGAGGATGCAGAGGTTGCAGCCAAGGCTGCTGCGAAGGCGTCTGCTGAAGCAAAATTAGCAGCACTTGGTTTAAGCGCTGATGAAATTGCTGCTCTCTGATTTCCCAGATATAACAAAAAGCATTGATGAAGCCGTTGATGCTATTGAGGATTCGGTGCTAATTTGAAGGAGAAATATGCCAATTAGTTCAAGCCAAACAAGCGTTACCACTGCCGCAACTTTATTAGTAGCAGGAGATGCCCAGGCCGAGGAAGTTCATTTTCATTCATCATCAGGCACAATTTATTTAGGTGATAGTAATGTAACCTCATCAACTGGATACAGAATGGATAATGGCGATAAAGCAGTTTTTGCTAATCACGAAAACGCAATATATGGCATTACTTCAACAGGTACTGCGACAATGAGCGTGTTGGTAATTACGAAATGACCGCTAACGAATGGGCCGCGATCTGTGTTGCGGTTGGAACTTTAATTGGATTTTTAGTAACAGGGGTAAGATTTTTAGTTAAAAGTTATCTTTCTGAACTTAAACCCAATGGCGGCAGCAGCGTAAAAGATAAAATTAATGAAATTAACCAGCAAGTTGAACGGCTAGAAGCCAGGGTTGATGAAATTTACAGATTGTTAATTAAAAGATAGGGGGAAAATGAGTAAAGTAATTGAGATAGCCAAAGCGCAAATTGGCTACAAAGAAGGTTCTAATAACGAAACAATTTTTGGCAAATGGTACGGCGCAAATAATCAACCTTGGTGCGCTACCTTTGTTTCCTGGTGCTTTAATGAGGCTGGTTTAATATCTAATATTGCAGCACAAAGTAAGAAAGGGTTTGCCTCTTGCGATGCTGGCCTTAAGTGGTTTAGTAAGAAAAATAAGGTAATTCCAATAGGCCAGGCTCAGGCTGGAGATATTGTATTTTTCCAATTTGATTCTGATGCCGAGCCTGATCATGTCGGAATCGTTAAATTTAACAATACTGCGTTAAAATACCTGCAAGTTATCGAGGGTAATACCTCAAGTGGTAATGTAGGAAGCCAATCAAATGGAGATGGTGTGTTTTTAAGAAAACGCTCCTACTCCCTAATAATGGGCGTAGTTCGCCCTTAAGGAATAAAATGAATAAATTAATCGCTAAACTAAAAGACCCTAAAACAATTGCTGCTTTTAAATCTTATGCAAGAGCAGTTCTAGCATCAGCCGTAACAATGGCAATTGCTCTCGCTGCTGATCTTGCCCCTCAATATGCAATTTTAATCGGTGGCGTAACTGGCCCTCTTGCTAAATGGGCAGATAAAACAGAGCGCGAATACGGCCTAGGTTCTAAGTAAATTATGAATCGGGGGAAAATTTTAGATGAGGCTAAAGCACTCACTTACACCAACAGACAAGATGATTATGGAACGCCTGCTATTAACTTTAATCGTATTAGTGGGCTGCTATCTACTTATCTTGAGCGCGAAGTAACACCTGAACAAAGCGCTATGATTTGCGTACTAATCAAAGTTGCAAGATCAATGGAAGCCTATAAAGATGATAACTACATTGATGGCGCTGCTTATTTTGCAATAGCGGGGGAGTTGGCAAATGGTAGAAAGTGATCTAATAGTTATTATTCCAACTAGGGGGCGGCCTGATAATGCTGTTGCCTTAGAGCAAGCATTTGTAGATACAAATACGACGGCTAAAAGATTTTATGTAGTTGATTTTACTGATGAGTTAAGAAAAGAATATTCGTATAAATTACCTGTTGAATCTGTAATTATGATTCATAATGAAACTAAAGGGATGGCTTACCCTTTAAATTATGTAGCAAGAGAGTTTCTAGGCGAGTTCGATAACTTCGCATTTATGGGAGATGATCACCGCCCAAGAACTGCAAACTGGGATCAGTTATTTGTTGAGGAACTTTATTCAGGCTCAGATATTGTTTATGGAAATGATTTATTCCAAGGCTCAGCCCTACCAACTGCCGTTGCTATGTCTAGTCAAATTGTAAAAGAGTTACGCGGAATGGTGCCTGATACTCAGCGCCATCTATACCTTGATAACTTCTGGCTAAAACTAGGGCAAGATTTAGGCAAGATTAAATATATGCCTGAAGTAATAATTGAACACTGCCACGCCTTCAATGGCAAGGCACCGATGGATGAGAATTACGCCAGGGTAAATGCTCCTGAAATTTATGCAGCCGATAAAGTTGCTTATGATAATTATATTGCAAGTGATCAGTATCAGAGCCTGCTTTCTAAAATCAAATGAAAATCCTGATAACAGGTGATGAAGGTTTTGTAGGTAGAGCATTTCATAAAGCGCTAGATAAGAAAAGTAATGATGTAGTTGGCTTTGATATTAAATCAGGAAATGATGCTCGCAAATTCTTTGCAACTGATGATACTTATTTTGATGTAGTAATTCATCTAGCCGCCGTAGTCGGGGGCCGTGCCACCATCGAAGGGAACCCTTTGGCGGTTGCCACCGACCTTGCGATTGATTCAGACCTTTTCCAGTGGGCGCTTAGAACTCGCCCTGGGCGAATAGTTTATTTCTCATCCTCTGCTGCTTATCCAATAATGCTTCAGCGAGCAAGATTTAAAGCCAAGTTAAGTGAGCAAGATATAAATTTAGAACACATTAGAACACCTGATCAAACTTATGGCTGGAGTAAATTAACAGGTGAGATGCTAGCGCAGTACGCTAGAGATGAAGGTTTGAAGGTAACGATCCTTCGCCCATTTTCAGGTTATAGTGGTGAGCAATCTTTAGATTATCCATTCCCATCTTTTATTGCTAGGGCTAGGCAGAAAGTAAATCCTTTTCCCGTTTGGGGAACTGGTAATCAGGTAAGAGATTTTGTACATATTGATGATGTAGTTCAAGCAACTTTTGCAGCCATAATTAATGGCGTTGAAGTTATGAATATCTGCTCTGGTAGGGCAACCTCTTTTATTGAATTAGCGGAAATGATGATGCT